GATATGCGTGAGAAAGACGCAGAAGGAATCTATCGTTCCAACCAAGCGGGAACTTGGCACAGTTCTGATTCATTGTTACAGGACATCCCGTCTGGAGAAGAGTTGAGTCAAATGTTTTTTGATTGCGTACAAAAGTACGCAGGTACATTTGCAACTCAACCGGGAGAGTTACATCTAAAACTCTCCGCGTGGGCAATGGTCTACTCCAATGGAGGTTACGCGACCGTGCACACTCACCCCAATTGTCATTTCTCTAGTGTCTATTACGTAGACTCAGGTCCACAAGTCGATGAAGTCACGGCGACCGGCGCTGAGATTAAGGCTGGTGATATTGAGTTTCTTGACACTAGGAATGCAGGGGCATTAAAGGTTCCCGGTTTGAACCTTCAGCCAGCGGCGCGTATTACGCCTAAGAATGGAAGGCTTATTTGTTTTCCTAGTTGGCTACCGCACTTCGTGCATCCAGTGCGCGGCAACGACTTACGTGTGTCGGTCGCTTGTAACGCACGCATTGTTAAATACATTACTAAGGAGTAATCCAAATGCCTAAGTACAATCTTGTACACAGTGGTGGGTCAAGTCTCGGATTTATGGCTGACTTTTCTGAGGCTGCTGCGGCTGAAACTGCTGCGGAAGAAGCTGAAGCCCTTGCCCTTGAAGGAAGCAACACCGTTCCAGATTGGGAGTATAGCGCTACGGCTGAGAACCCCGGTTCTACCGGTGAAATGGACGGCCAACCGGGTGTCATTTACAAAGGTGAAGTGACGCGCCCATGCATGGTTAATGTGCGTGGTTTGGTTCTGTCTGCTGGAAGTATTGCGCCTGAAGCTGCCGACAGTATTGTTGCTGGTGTCTTCAAGAATGGAACTTTGGTGGCAACTCTAGATAACGAAACCGTTGCGAACGAATACGTTATTGATGAACTTGACTCCGAAACTGCTACGATGGAAGTGGCAACTATTGTTGACGCCGTGTCTACTAACGACGTCATTCGTATTGGCCTGCTGGGTCTCGGTGAAGAAACCGTTGACACTGATGTGGCCGTTGGTGGTGCTTTCTCCATCAAGTAAACTAGTCCCACCAACTAAGGCTTCAAGCTTGAGACCGGCTAACCAGCAAACCAAACGGACTCATAACTTGATAACCGAGGTTAAGGGTACTCACAATTATCTGAAACCTTTAACTATAGGTAACTTATCATGTCTCTTTTTGTAGGTGACCCGTCTGCGCCGACTCGTTTCGGCACCGACGTAGCCGATACGTCTGACCCTACGGGGTTGTTTCTTAAAGTCTTTGGTGGTGAAGTCTACGCTGCTTTCAGTGAGAAAGTCCACACCGCCGACAAGCATGTGTCGCGTGACCTGAGTTCAGGTAAATCGGCACAGTTCCCTAAAACTTGGAAAGTCTCGGCCTCCTATCATTCGGCTGGTGTCGAAATGTTGGGGCAAGACACTGATGAAACCGAACGCGTCATTTCTATTGACGGTCTGCTGGTGTCGCACATTGGCATCTATGACCTTGATGAAGCTATGTCGCACTTCCAAGTTCGCGGTACGTACACGGCTGAACTGGGCAAAGCCCTTGCCCGTGTGTTTGACCAGAATGTGTACCGCACTATCCTTGCGACGGCAAAGCAATCTTCTTCGCTAGCTGGCGCCAACTCGACTTCGCCTTTCCCGGATGGCACTCGTCTTTTGAGTGCTGATGTGTCCGGAACCATCACGGCCACCTCCGGTGACCAATGGTGGGAAGTCATGCGTGGCCTCCAAGTTGACGCGGACATTGCTGACTATGATGGCCCGATTCACCTGTGTGTACCACCGGCAACGTTTGACGCTGCTATGTTTGCACAGGCCGGTGCGGCTGCGGCTAACCCATTCCTGTTTGCTGACCAAGAACACACGTTCAGCCAGCCGGGTGGTCCCGACCGTGACGCTATGCTGAAATTGCGTAACGTCTCCATGTACATGTCCAACCTCATCCCTCAGTCTAATGACACAGCGAATGCTGAAGTCAAAGCCAAATACCGTGGTAATTACTCCGGTACGCTTGGTGTGGCTTGGGGTAATGAAGGTATTGGTACCGTCAAATTGATTGGTATGGGTATGGAACAGACCCGCGATGTCCGCCGTCAGGAGGACTTTGTGGTTGCTAAGATGGCAGTTGGTCACGGCCCACTGCGCAACGAAATCTGTTGGGAAGTCGCTAACGCGTAATCTCGCAGTATATAATTCGCACATTATCCTCCTCGTGTGCGTAAACCCCGGGAGGTCTAACATCTGTTGGGCCTCCCTTTTTTTTATGGAGATTACTATGGCTGTGCCCGCTAATACAGCGCACATGACTAAACTTCAAGCCGTAAATCAGATGCTACGTTCAATCAATGAACAAGCTGTGTCCTCTTTGAGTAGTGGACAGATAGACGCTGAACGGGCAGAAGAAGTATTGAACGAGACTTCTCGCCGGGTTCAATCTGAGGGCTGGCATGGCAACACTAGACGTAACGTTGAGTTTACCCCTAATGCGGCTGACCAGTTTGTCGTAGGAACTAACGTACTACGGATTGACTCTGTCAACCCCAGTGGTAGACGTATGAGTACGACCCCTGCACACACTGGGTACGTAAACATCATGATGAAACGTTCTGCGGCTGATGATGCTTGGTTGCTATACGACGTAGACAACGACTCTGAAACCATTACAGACTTAAGTAAAATTACCTGTGATGTCATTGAGTTTTTGAGTTTTGAACACCTTCCTCCACATTTACAAATATACATTTATAAATCTGCTGCGCACGAGTTCCAGAAAGGAAGTGTTGCGTCTAAAGTTCTTTATGAGTTTACTCGTGAAGACGTAGAGAAATCTATGGTAGACGCAATTCAACAGGATGCAGCTAACGAAGACCGCAATGTCCTACGTGACAATCGTCATGCTTGGGAAGTAGCGTATCGGTACAACCCCACGTATGGGACATAGGAGATAACTATGGGAACTAAGGTTTCAGGACTAATCCCCACCCTATTTGGGGGCGTTAGCAGGCAGCCTCAACAAGTCAGGCAGACCAACCAAGTCCAAGAAATGACTAACGCGTACCCAAGTGTTGTAACCGGCGGGTTTGAAAAGCGGCCTAGTACCCGGTATATTGCGGACCTTACTTTCCTAAACCCCGCTAAGTCCTATAAAGTCCACGGTATTAACCGGTCTGCGACAGAACACACGTTTGTAGCATTGGAAGGTGGGACTACCCCATCAGTTACAGCTTTTAATGCTGACACTGGTGCGCAGGTAACAGTCAACGTAGGGGACAGTATTCGGGAATTCCTTGTTGACCAGAATGGTATTAACAATACAAACATTGTTGAAGTAGACGGGGTTGACTACGTTAAACAAGTAGCGATTGCTTCAGGAGAATCCGCCTTTGCTTGGACGTATGAATTGTCCGATTCAAACACGGTATTTAAAGTTGAAGGGTCTGCTAACGGTTCTGCGTGGAACAATTTAGCTACGGGCAAAACTGGCGCAAACGGTAGCTTCTCTACTACAATTGGCGCTGTTGCTTCAGGTGACCACAACTACATACGCTTTACAATTACAACAGCGGCTACTGATGGTGACGACACTATTAGTGTACGCGCGGTGTTTAAAGATTTAACGTACCTATTAGGCGCAGACGTTCAAGACCTATGGGTAACTTCAGTAGCTGACTTCACATTTATTGCAAACCGAAATGTTACAACCCGTATGGGTCCAGCAGCTTTAGGTTCGCTGACTGGTAGCCGTCAGACATTTAGTAATCTACCCTCTGCAAGTGGGGGCGGTGCTATCTACAAAGTGATAGGTAGTGACACCGATGGGTTTGGGTCTTACTTTGTTAAAGATTCCGCCGGTAGCGTGTACCAAGAAACTGTAGACCCAACCGGGGTTAACTCATTTGATGAGAGTTCTATGCCCCACCAGTTAGTACGGTCTGCGGATGGTAGTAGCTTTACTTTTAGTGCCGTTACGTGGGACGCTAGAAAGGCAGGAGATGCAGAACTTAACCCTCCACCGGGGTTTATTGGTGGTAAGATTAAAGATGTAATATTCTATCGTAACCGATTAGGATTTCTAAGTGATGAGACTGTGTACCTCAGTCAGGCAGGAGATGTCTTTAATCTGTTTGCCCAGAAAGCTACTGATGTCCTAGACTCTGACCCTATCGAACGCGGTGCTACAACTGACCAAGTCAATATACTAGAGTTTGGTAAAGTGTTTCGGAAGCTATTGTTCCTAACAAGTGCTAACGCACAGTTTGAACTAGAGTCCGGTGAAGGTAGGGCGCTTACGCCTGAAACCGCAGACCTTAACCAAGCAACTACGTATCGTGCGTCGCGTATAGCTAGGCCAATCACCATAGGTGACGTGCTGTACTTTGCATCTTCTGTAGAAGATACTTCAGTTGTTTATGAGTACTTCTTTCAGGATAGTTCTTTCTCTAACACAGCAACTGACATCAGTCGCCACGTTAGGACGTACATTCCTTCAGACATCAAAGCAATGACGGGTGACCCTGCTGCACAAGTCTTGATTGCGCAGGCTGACACTGAACATCATAACCTGTACATCTACTCAACCTTCTTTGATGACAATGAAAAACTACAAAGTGCATGGTCTAAGTATACGTTTGGTGCAAATGAAACCAAAGCATACGTACATGGGTTTGAAGTCTTTGAGGGTAAATTACACCTAGTTATAGAACGCGAAGATGGAAACATCTACCTAGAAATAATCTCGTTGTCACGCGAAGCTGTAGACACAGGTATGCCTTGGATGCCACTACTAGACCAGAGAACTAAACTTACGGGGTCTTATAGTGCCAGCACCGGGCTAACGACGTGGACGTCTGTGTGGGACAACGAAGGGGACGGTCAGATTATCTTAGGCCCAGCCTTTACTGTACCAGGACAACAGCTAAACGTTCTATACCCAACGCCTACAACTATGACAGCAGTTGGGAATTATTCGGCGGGTGTAGCTTATTGCGGAAGACCCTACACAATGACTGTAGAATTATCTCGTATTTATCTTAGAGATAACAACGTGCCTGTACTTACAGGACGACTACAGTTAACTGATATAACTTTGCTAGTAGAAAAAACGGGCTATTATAAACTGCAAGTTACTTCTGATGGAGGGCGTGCTGTTAAAGCTGAAACCTACGAAGGTAAAATACTGGGTGGGGGCGCACTTATAAACGACGCTTCAGTGCCCGACGCGGACTCTCAACGACATGTCATTCATTCACGAGGTGAAGACACTAAACTTGAGGTCATTAATGACACTGCGGCACCGTCCGTTATTACATCCATGCAATGGCGAGGGTTCTTTAATGAACTGACTCGACAAGAGACTAGATAATAGGAGGTAGCTAATGTCGGCTGCAAATTATGCACAAATGGCGTTTGGCGCTATGTCAACTATAGCCCAATCTAATCAGTATAATCGACAAATAGAACTACGTCGAGAAGCAGAAAAAGAACAACTAGCTGAGTGGGAACGGCAGCGGGAAAAAGCCGTAGAGGCTGAAGCCGCACGTAGGTCTGACATAACCAGACAATTTCAGCGTGCATACGAAACATATGTAGCTTCAGCACATGACGTAGGTTTAACTGAAAATGCCCTAGGTAAAATTGCTGGGGCTATTGGGTATACTGAAGGCATTTCTAAAGCTAG